CGTGACCTGGCCTGCTGGTGCAAGCTGGACCAGCCGTGTCACGCGGACCTGCTGCTGGTGCTCGCGAACGGGGGCGAGGACTCGTGACCGACGTGCTCGACACCTTCATTCGGTTCGCCGACCAGGTCCAAGCCGCCCACGCCGACGCCCAACGCCCCGCCTATGCGGAGACCTGCGCCTGCGGCGCATCCGTCGAGGTCGGCAGGAGTGTTGACGCCAAGGAGCGGCGGCAGATCCGGCTGAGGTTCCAAGGCCGCCACCACCAGTGCCTCCAGCAGATCGACTTCAACACGCCGCAGATAGCGATCCTGGAGGACTCGTGACCGACATGCACGACGACTACCTCGACCACGCCACCACCCGCCTCCACGCAGCCGTCACCGCGGCAGGCGACGAGCACGACCTCTGGGTGGCCGAGGTCAGCAAGCGGGCGCGGCGGTATCGGCAGGTCGTCGCGGCAATCCTCAAGCAGGACGACCGCGAGCACTGGTGGGCAGTCTGGGCCTACTCGCGCCGCCTGAGGCGACTCCAAGACGGCCGCCAGTACCTCGCCAAGGCCGAGGCGATGGAAGCCCTCCTGCAATGGGCGGACCCATCGTGAACACCACCACACCCACACTCACCGTCCACATCATCGGCACCCCAGTCCCCCAAGGCTCCAAAGTCGCCAACAGATACGGCCACGGCGTACGCGACGCCAACGCCAACACCCTCAAACCCTGGCGCGCCGACGTCGCCGACCAAACCGCCGCCACCATGCAAACCACCGATTGGCAAACCCTCGACGGCCCAATCGAAGTCCACCTCACGTTCTTCCACCCCCGCCCCGGCCACCACTACGGAACCGGCCGCAACGCCGGCCACCTCAAACCCTCGGCACCACGCTGGAAAGCCACCGCACCCGACATCGACAAACTCGCCCGCGCGATCCTCGACGCCCTCACCGCGGCGCGCGCAATCCACGACGACGCCCGCGTCGCCCGCCTCGTCGTCGAAGACCTGTGGGCCGACGCCGCGACCGGGGTGCGGATCACCGTCGCCCCGCTCCTCAACGACCTGGCGACGACACCCGTTCCACCGGCGGCCACGGCCCTACGTGAGGAGGCGCTCTTCTGATGCCGGACCTGCTGGACATCCTTGAGGAGATCGAGACCACAGAGCGTCTCAACGGGCCCTGCCCCTCCCTATTCGCCTCACCCACCCGGGGAGTACAGGAGCGGGTCGCTGAGTTCTACGCCTGGTGCAAAGCCCACGACAGCTTCGCGTCCTACCGCCGCTCCCACGCATGGCTCCCCGAGATCTCCAACACCGAGTACCAGGCCTTCGTCGATCATCTCCCGACCCGGTGCCTGCCCACGATCCTCCGCGCCGACCTGTGCGACTGCAACCACGCCGGCCGACGATGCTACGACGTCGGCGGCCTGGTCCAGCGGGGCGCCTGCTACGGCTGCATCTGGGAGGGCCCCGTCCGCGACAACACCTCGACCGCGGTCGAGGACGCCCACGACCATGCCTGGCCAGGGTGGCGCGACCTCCCGGTTGTCTCACGACCCCCGAGCGACGACAGCCGCGGCAAAGCGCGTCAGATTAAGCTCCGGGAGCAGTGGAAGGCCGACGTCGACGCCGCCTACCCGCCCGGATGGCTCGAGAGCGGCGGCCCGATCGTCACCGAACGACCGGCGAACGCCCGCCGCGATGTCCCAGGCGGCAGCCGACACGGCGGCTACGACCTCGCAGCCCGGCCGGGGGTGCACTGCTGATGCCCCGTGGTGCCTCCGTCCACTACGTCTCCGCTGCCACCGGCGCCGCGGAGCACATCCCCGTCCCCACAGCCGGCGAGCAACACCACTATCGGCCCCACACGCAGTCGGACCGGAAGCCGGCGGGCCTCGACTGGGACGCCCTCACCCCGCGTTGCACCCAGTGCGGCGAGAAGTCCCGGTGTCTCAACAAGCTCGACCTGTGTCCCACCTGCGATCCCGCGTCCAAGGCCACACCGAAGCCGCCGAAGCCGCCTGAGGAGGGTAAGCGAGGCAAGCCCACGACCGGGAGTAGCGCACCCGGTACGAAACAGGCCAGCAGCACCACGGGCAGGGCTCCCGTTGCTGGTCCCTCCACCACACAGAGGGAAAACCCCTCAGCGGCCCAGGAGACGCGCCCTGCGGCCGCTGAGGACCCCACCCCACCGATCCAGTTCGTACGCCGCACCCTGCCGACCGCGCCCGCGGAGACCGACGCACAGGCACGACACGCCGCCGCAATCCTCACCAAGACCGCCTCCAACACCGACCCCGTCTCCGTGCTACTCCGGGACTCCGCCCTCGCGGCACTCGAAGCGCTGCACCTCCACCACGAGCTGCACCGTCCCACAGACCCCCGACCGGCCCCCGTCGACAGCAAAGACCGTTCAGGCAAGAAGGCGGCTGGGCCGACCAGGAAGGGGAAGCCCTCGAAGCCCAGCCGCCACACCGCCCAGCCACGGCGGCCGCGCGGCCCGGAGAAGATCCGCCTCGACCACCAGGCCGTCGCCGCCGCGTACGCCGCAGGACAGACCCTCCGCGAGATCGCTGCCCATCACGGAGTCTCACCCCCAACGATCGCCCGACACCTCAACGAACACGGCATCACCCGCCGCAAACAGAAGATCGACTACACCCCCGACCTGATCGAACAAGTCCGCGCCCTCTACGTCGACGACCAGCTCACCCAAGACGACGTCGCCGACCGGCTCGGGGTCAGCACCAAGGTCATCCAGACCGCGATGAGGATCGGCGCGATTCCCGCCCGCGAGACCGCCGTCCAACGCTCCCAACGCGGCATCGGCCACAACATCAAACTCAGCGACGCCCAACGCGCCGAGATCATCGACCGCTACACCCACCACCAGGAGTCAGCACCCGTCCTCGCCGAGGCCTACGGCGTCGCAGCAGCCTCGATCTACGCGGTCCTGAACCGCGAGGGCATCACTGGGCGCCACAACGCCCGCCGCCCGGGCAGCGGCGGCAACCACGCAACCCACGTCCACCAGCTCATCGCCACCACCGGAGCCACCAGCCGTGAGATCAAGCAGTGGGCGCTCGAGCAGGGACTCGTCACCCGCGTCACCCGCGGCATCCCGCCACTCGACGTCGTCAACGCCTACATCCACCACCACACAGGACCACGGGAAGGGCGGACGGCATGAGCGCGAGGGTCCCTGCCTGCCCGGACTGCCGGAGACTGAAAGCCAGCGCTGCCATCCTCCGCGGCGATCTGGGTGACGCCCGCGGGAAGCTTGTCCGCGCGCTGGGGCGCCACGATCCCGATCAAAACGCGATCGACCGGTATCGACAGACCATTCTCGACTTCGAAGAGCGACTCCACGCCACGGAGATCGACCTCGCCGCACATCAGGCCGATGGCCATGCCGATACCCAACCAGAGCGCCTGGCCGACCTTGAGCCGGCCGCCGAGCAGCGCGGCGGCGATGAGGAACCAGCCGTCCATGTGATCGCCTGGCGGCCACCGGACTGGACCCGCGACGCCCTCTGCGCCCAGATCGACCCCGAGATGTTCTTCCCCGAGAAGGGCGGCTCCAGCCGACAGGCCCGACAGGTCTGCGGCAGCTGCCCGGTCCGCACCGACTGCCTCGACGCCGCCCTCGCCAACAACGAACGGTTCGGCATCTGGGGAGGACTCACCGAACGCAACCGCCGACACCTCGACAAGCAAGGAGAGCACACCGCATGACCGACATCACCGTAAAGATCGGCCCCAAACAAGGCCCCTCAGGGATCACCGACGACCTCGCCGAACAACTCCACAACAAGTCGAAGTCCTCCCTCATCGGGGTGGTTGAGCTCATCGTCGAAGAACGCTCCGAACGCCGCGACGGCAAAGAGACCGTCAAACTCTCCATCACCAACTTCGAACCCGCCGTCGAACAGATCGGCGAAGACCACCTCCGCGAGTTCCAACGCGCCCTGCACATGAACCGCAAGCTCCACTCACCCGACGACCAACCCACCCTCCCCGACGTCGCCTCCGGCATCGAACCCACCGTCGCCGAGGTCATCGACGCCAACCCCGGGATCGTCCACCACGACTACCTGCCGACCACCACCGGGGAGTGCGAGGTCTGCGGACACCCCGAGGACTACAACCTCCACCGCGCCTGGTCGGTCGACGACCCGTTCGCCGTCCCCGACACCGACGACCCAGACAACGACGACGAGGACCAGGCCGACGACGACGAGGCTTACGACGACGGCAGCGAGGACCCCTTCACCCCATAGACCGGCTGCTGTGCCGCCGCCCACGGATGACCGCGACAAGGGGGCGTCAACACCGAACTGTGACCCCGGTGAAGGACGACCCACGACCCGCTGACCTTTCCGGCGAGGCCGCACCTGCGCCCCCACGCGACACCCGCCGGCGGCACAGCAGCCACCCCCACACCCCACAGCAACTCGCTCTCGAGGAGCACGCCGAGCCCGTGACCACCACCCGGCCACCAGCACCCACCACGCCGCTGCCGCGCGCCCTCCACCCAGCCGAACCACCCTTCGACCCCGACTACGACACCCCGGCCTACGACAACACCCTCCCCGACACACCCGCCCAGGACAACGCCGCCGAACAGAGCGCCCTCGGCGCCATGCTCATCGCCCCCAAAACCATCGACGACGTCACCGCCATCATCCAAGGCACCGACTACTACCGCCCCGCCCACGAAACCATCCACAACACGATCGTCGACCTCCACCACCACGGCCAACCCGTCGACCCCGTCACCGTCGCCGCCGCCCTCACCCGCACCGGCGACCTAGAACGGATCGGCGGCGCCCCCTACCTCCACACCCTCGTCGCCAGCGTCCCGATCGCCACCAACGCCGCCCACTACGCCGAAATCGTCCGCGACACCGCCCGCCGCCGCACCATCTACGACGTCGGCACCCACCTCCGCCAACTCGGCACCAACAACCACGCCACCGACCTAGAACAAGCCCTCGACCACGCCTACCAACGCCTCGACCAAGCCGCCGCCTACTACGGCCCCCACACCAGCACCCCCGCCGCCACCGGCCTCGCCGACCTCACCTGGATCCTCACCGGACAACCCCCCAACATCCCCCCACCCCTCTACGGCACCCGAACCGACGGCAACGCCCTCTTCTACGCCGGCAAGATCAACGGCCTCTTCGGCGACCCCGAATGCGGCAAAACCTGGCTCGCCCAAGCCGCCATCGTCGAACACCTCAACAACGGCGGCACCGCAGCCATGATCGACGTCGACCACAACGGCCCCGACCACACCGCCGCCCGACTCCTCCTCCTCGGCGCACACCCCAACCACATCGCCGACACCACCCACTTCCGCTACTACGAACCCGACGACGGCGACCAACTCCGCGCCGCCATCAACCACCTCACCACCAGCCCAGCCGACATCGTCCTCATCGACTCCCTCGGCGAAACCCTCCCCCTCCTCGGCGCCAACGCCAACGACGGCGACGAAGTCACCGCAGCCATCCGCGCCACCGCCGTCCCCCTCGCCGACACCGGCAGCTGCGTCATCACCATCGACCACCTCCCCAAAAGCACCGAAGCCCGCACCACCGGATACGCCATCGGCTCCATCGCCAAGAAACGAATGATGCGCGGCAGCTACCTACGCGTCGACGCAATCACCCAACCCGCACCCGGACAAACCGGCCGAATAGCACTCCGAATCGAAAAAGACACCGCCGGGAAACTACGCCAAAACAGCCACAGCGGCTACGCCGGCACATTCACCCTCAACTCCACCCAACCAGGAATCACCACCTGGCAAATCGAACTCGAAACCACACCCACCAACCCAGACGGCACCATGCGCCCAACCCACCTCATGGAGAAGATCAGCCGCTTCATCGAGGACAACGACCAATGCAAGCTCTGGGAGATCGAAGAGGCCATCACCGGCAAGACCAAGTGGATCCGCGTCGCCGTCCGCCTCCTCATCGACGAAGGCTTCGTCTCCTCCCACCCAGGCCCCCGCAACGCCAAGGTCCACCACTCCATCGCCCACTACCGAGAGGCCGAAGATGACAACGCCTGACCCCCACCCCGACCTCGTCCCCGACCTCGTCCCCGACCTCGTCCCCAAGAGCCGGGTGGCAGCCCGCGACGCGACCTCGTCCCCCGTCCCCCTCTCCTTCGGAGGGGACGAGGTCGCCGGAGCCACCTCGACCCCGTCCCCCGACCTCGTCCCGAGCCCGGCCCCATGAACTGCGAGAAGTGCGGTCAGGTCCATGAGCACTGCTCGGCTCACAACCGTGCCGGCGGCCCATGTGGCGCTCGAGCGATGCGTGGCCAGCGGGTGTGTAAGAACCACGGCGGGAAGACCCCAGGCGCGATCGAGGCGGGGGAGCGACGTCAGGCCGAGGCCGCCGCGACGGAGTCCCTGACCCGGCTGTGGCCCGGCCTGTCGGCTGATCGTCGGGTGACTGATCCGCTCGGTGGGCTCGAGCAGCTCGCCGGCGCTCTGGAGCACATGGTCGACCAGGTCGGGCGGAAAGTGAATGAGTTGCAGAATTACGCGACGGGGAAAGACCTCGCTCAATTGCGGGCCGAGATCGTGTTATTCGAACGGCTGTTGAAGACGTTGCAGGGCACCTTGCGTGATATGGCGTCGTTGGGTATTGCTGAGCGTTATGTGGAATTGGAGAAAGCGAAGGTGGATATCGTGATGTCTGCATTCTTGAAAGCATTGGAGGGTGCGGGTCTCGATGGGGAGCAGCGGGATCGGGTGGTGGTGTTGTTCCGGGGGGCTCTGCCCGGGGCGGCGGGGCCGGCGGTGGTGGCTGGCGAGGTGACCCGGTGAGCGACCGCGGGTCCCGGGTCGAGGTGACTCGGGAAGCGGTCAAGGGCGGCGATCCGGAGCTCCTGGTCAACCTGGTGGTCAAGCCGCCACTTCGGTACCCCGACGCCAATCCTGGGCACTACACGGCGACGCTGCGACACGACTGGACCCTCGACGCGCTTGAGCGGACCGTGATCGAGTTCCGTGCGGCTGGAGGCTGGGACGGCTCGAAGGTGCAGTTGCGCTATGGCGAGGTGACGTGCGAGGTGCTGACCGGCCGCAGGGAGGACGCTCTGCCGTGGGGGTGGGTGCCGTCCCACGGCGACCCCGCACCCGAGCAGCCTCCGCGGTTTCGGCCGCTCGCTGACAGGCGGCTCCACGGCGTGCTCCTGGTGCTGGTCCTGCTCCTGGGCGTGGCGCAGTTGGTGGTGACCCGGTGAGCGACCTGACCTCCCTGCGCGACCACGCCCGGGCACGGGCCGAGTGGCGCAGCGGCGACGACCTCCGAGCCGCATGCAGAGAGCGCACCGCGTTCGGCACCCCGAAGCCGCCCGACCACGCCAACTGCGGCGGCCAACGGTGCGGGTGCGACTGCCACCGCCCCACCGACCAGGAGCGGCTGATGTGGCAGCAGATCGCCGACGAGATCGACGCCTACCTCGCGCCGGACGACGAGCCCCACCTCTGGGAGAACGCGTGACGCCCGAACCCTGCCACTACGACCGCGCCCTACGCCGCCGCGTCACCCGACGCCACCAACCCGACTGCGCCACCAACACCTGCGAGGGCTGCGAACCCTGCCCACACGACCACTGCCTCGTCTGCCGGACCCGACACACCACCCGAGAACACCCCGACACCTGCCCCCGCTGCATCCACACCATCCGCGACGACCTCACCGACCTCCGCGTCTGCTACCGAGACCTCCACCGCGAAGCCCTCGACGCCGGCCACGACGGCCGCCTCGCCGCCGCCGCACCCATCCCCGGCGCCACCCCCGCCGTCCTCATCGGCCCCACCGTCCGCCTCGACCTGCTCCGCACCACGAGCCTGGAGGACCACCACCGCAGCGACCCCATCCCACCGCTCGCGATCCTCGCCCAATGGGAAGCGATCTACCGCACCTGGCTCGACCACCAGCCCGACCGCCGCCGCCGACCCACCATCGGCTCCGCTATCGACTACCTGACCACCCAGCTCGACTACCTCGCCAACCACGCAGGCGCCCCGGGCGCCCCGGACTGGGTGGCGTTCACCCGCCAGATCCGCGACCTCCGCAGCCGCCTCGAGGCGCAGCTCCACAACGAACGTGACCCCGAGCTCGGGGTCGAGTGCTTCAACTGCGGTGACCGGCTCGTCCGCCGATTCCGCGACCCGCTGCGGTGCCGCCACGACACGGATGCCAGGCTGGCGCTGCGGGCCGCGTTGGTTGCTCGTGCCGCGGGGCAGGACTGGCTGCGGGTGCTGCGGACCTACCCCGAGCTGGGGCCACCGCGGACCACCGAGCTGACCGTGCTCACGGTGCCGGCCGAGCTGCTGACGGAGGCGCGGAGGCCGTGTGAGGACTGCGCTGCGGTCGGGCAGGGTGGGATCGATGATCCGGCGGTGGGGCAGTCGTGGGAGTGCCCGGGGTGTCGCAAGCAGTACGACCCCGGCGAGTACGCGCGGGCCGTACGGCTGTCGCTGAGCAACGACGAGCACGGCTGGGCGACCGTCGCTGCCGCAGCGGCTGCGCTGTCTGGGCTCACTGGTCGCAGGTTCGCAGAGACCACGGTCCGCGCGTGGGTCGCGCGCGGCTGGGTCGGGTCGAAGCGTGACGTCCGAGACGACGGGCAACCCGGGGCGCTCATGGTGCGCTGGCATGAGGCCAGGCAGGAGGCGCTACGGGTCGCGGCGGGCCGCTACCACTGCAAGCACCGCACCGGTGCCCGGACGTGGCTGCGAACCTTGCAGACCTACCCTGAGCTGGAGCCCTCGGAGAGAGAACTGGAAGCCGCTCGCGAGCAGTGCGATGACTGCCGCAGAGCGGTCGAGGCGGTACGACGACACGCCCACGGAAACGTTGTGGCTTGAATCGGCGCCCAGATTTCTGCATCATTCCCGGTGACGACCTCGCGACCCCAAAACCTGGCGGAGCGGGGTCTTTCCACGCTCCGCGGCGGTAGAATCTGAGGTCATAAGGCGGCCCCGCGTCGACTGGCATCGACCGGGGCCTTTGGTCCGACTGGTTGGAGTCGAACGTCATGGAGCCTATCGCCCACGGGACACGCCGCACGACCGATCTGTGCTGTTGGCCGGACTGCTTCCGGGCCGTCGAGCATCCCGAGGTCCCACTCTGCGAGGGACACTTCCACGAGTCCGGTATGGCGTGGATGCGGGACAACATCGAGCTGTTCCGTGAGGTCACCGAGCAGCTCGAAGAGCAGGTCATGTTCGCCAGGGTCATGGAGCGGGCCAACGCGCGACGCGCGCTAGCCGAAAGGACCGTGCAGCCGTTGGTCCTGGACACGCGTCGGATCGTGTACTACATCCGGATCGGTGAGCACGTGAAGATCGGGACAACGACCAACCTCCGTGAGCGGATGGTGGCCCTGCGGGCTGATGGCCGCGACCTGCTCGCCACCGAGCCCGGAGGATACGACGTCGAAACGCTTCGGCATCGACAGTTCGCCGACGAGAGAATCGGGCGGCGCGAGAACTTCGCGATGTCCGCCCGGCTCATGGAGCACATCAGGAGTCTGCAACGGGGGTGACTATCCCTCGTGAACCAGCCGACCGACGACCTGTTCTTCGGCGAACTACAGGCCCGCCTCGGCGGCATCACCACCCCCACCAGCAGCGCCGCGGCTGACCGGAAGAGGACGTGGGACACCCCCGGCGCCCTCGCCCGAGACCTCGACCACCGCACCGTCCAAACCCCCGCGCTCGACGCGATCGACGAAGCCCTGACATGGGTCACCTCCGGCCCCGACCGGCGCCTCATGATCGACATGCCCCCACAAGAGGGCAAGTCCACCCGCGTCCAAGCCTTCATCGCCTGGGTCCTGTCCAGGAACGCCGAGACCCGGGTCGCGCTCGCCTCCAACGGCCTGTCCCTCGCCCGCCGCAACGGCCGCGCCGTGCGGGACATGATCACCAACAACTCCGGGATCCTGGGCTTGCGGATCCGGCCCGACGTCGCCGCGCAGACCGAGTGGCAGCTCCTCGGCCACACCGGCGGCATGTTCTCCGTCGGCATCGGCGGAGGCCTCGCCGGTCGGCCCGCCGACCTGCTGGTCATCGACGACCCCGTCAAGGACCGCGTCCAAGCCGACTCCGAGATCTGGCGTGAACGGGTCTGGGAGTGGTGGACCGACGTCGGTTCGGCTCGTCTGGCACCGGGTGCGCCGGTGGTGTTGATCTCCACGAGGTGGCACGAGGACGACCTCGCCGGGCGGCTGTTGAAGTCCGAGGACGCCGCCGCCTGGCGCGTGTTGTCCATCCCGGCGCAGGCCGACCACGACCCGGCCAAGGGCCAGACGGACCCGCTTGGCCGGGAGCCGGGCGAGTTCATGATCTCCGCGCGGGGCCGCACCACCGAGCAGTGGGAGCAACGCAAACGCACCGCCGGCGCCCGAGCGTGGGCGGCGCTCTACCAGGGCCACCCGTCGCCTCCTGGGGGCGGCTACTTCAAGCGAGACAAGTGGCGCTACTACGCGTCGCCGTTGTGGATCACGCGGCCGGATGGGTCGCGGTGGCTCACGCAGTATGACGACCTGCTGGCGTCGTGGGATATGGCGTTCAAGGACACCGAGAAGTCCGACTTCGTGGTGGGGCAGGTGTGGATGCGCCGCGGCGCCGAAGTGTTCCTCCTCGACCAGGTCCGCGGCCGGTGGGACTTCCCCGAGTCGTGCCGCCAGCTGGTGGCGTTCACGACACGGTGGCCGCAAGCCCTGTTGAAGTTGGTCGAGGACAAGGCCAACGGGACCGCGGTGATCGCGTCGTTGCGGCGTACGGTGCCCGGGATCGTGGCGGAGGAGCCGCAGGGGTCGAAGACGGCGCGGGCGTCGGCGGTGTCGCCGTGGCAGGAAGCGATGCAGGTGTGGTTGCCGGACCCGATGCTCGAGGCGGATCTCGATGAGGGTGTGGCGCCGTATGCGTGGGTGCCGGAGCTGGTCGAGGAGGCTGCGGGCTTCCCTTCCGCATCCCACGATGACCAGGTCGACGCGATGACGCAGGCGTTGAACCGGTTGATGCTGCAGCCGTTCGTCGACGAGGACACCCACGACGCCGAGGACCTGGACGAGGAGCTCGCTGGCTACGGCAGCTTCGTCCCCGGGTGATGTGACATCCGGCTGATTAGTTTTCGCGCGAATTTCGCGCGACCCCATCAACTCCCGGGGCCAGTTCACGATTTCCGACCACGATTGAGGCGAAGGGCGGTGTGCTGATGGCGCTCTTCGGGAACGACACCACCCTCACTCAGATCACCGAACAACGCGACCAGGCGCTCACCGAGCTCCGCGCGGAGCAGGAGATGAACCTCCTCCTCGAGGAGTCCGTGGCCGACCTGGAGCTGAGCCTCGAAGACCGTGGCTGGGCGCGGTTGACCACCGGTGTGCGGGATGAGTTCACGCCCCACGGTCGCCGCGTCATGGCTGACGTCTGCCGCAGCATGGCGATCGCGAACCCCCTGATCAAACGCGGCCTGCAGGTGCGGATCGGGTACATCTGGGGCCAGGGCGTCGAGATCCGCGGCAAGGCGGCCGAGGACGCCGGCCAGGACGTCAACGCGGTCGTGCAGGCGTTCCTCGACGACAACCGCCGGAGCCTGACCGGGTCGCAGCCCCAAGAGGAGCTCGAACGGGCGCTCGGCACGGACGGGAACGTGATCCTCGCCTGCTTCACCAGCCCGCTGACCGGGCGGGTGCAGGTGCGGTCGACGCCGTTCGAGGAGATCACCGAGATCATCTGCAACCCCGAGGACCGCGACGACCCGTGGTTCTACGTCCGCGAGTGGGTCGAGGAGGTCGTCGAGGCCGGATACGGCGGGACGCGGACGCGGCGGCAACGCCGCAAGGCGTATCACCCGGATCTGGCGTACCGGCCGACGGTGCGGCCGCGGTCGATCAACGGCTGTGAGGTGCGGTGGGACGCCCCGATGCTGCACGTCCCGGTCAACAGGTTCGATGGCTGGAAGTTCGGGGTGCCGGACGTGTACTGCTCGGTCGCGTTCGCTCGGATGTACAAGGACTTCCTGGTCGACTGGGCGCTGGTGGTCAAGTCGTTGTCGAAGTTCACGTGGCGGCAGGCTGGTGGAGACAAGGGCCGGGCGGCTCGGGCTGCAGCGAAGTTGAAGGCCAACGCCGCCGCGACGAACGCTGCGGCCCGTCCGGTGGCGCCGGCCGCAGCCGCGGCTGGTGTCGGGCAGGCCGTGGTCGCCTCCGACAACCAGACGTTCGAGGCGATCTCGAAGTCTGGTGCCACCATCGACGCCGACTCCGGCCGCCCACTGGCCGCGATGACCGCGGCCGGGCTCGGAGTGTCAGTGGTGACCCTCCTGGCCGACCCCGGGGTGACCGGTGCACGGGCGGTCGCGGAGACACTGGACCTGCCGACGGTGCTGGAGATGGGGATGCGGCGGCTGCTGTGGCAGGCGAAGCTGACCGAGCTGATCGAGTACGTCATCGACCAGGCAGTCATCGCACCCCGCGGCCTGTTGCGCGGCGCGTTGAAGCGAGACGAGTGGGACCGCATGCAAGTCACGTTGGCTGGCGAGGTTGAGAAGACGCTGGAGTTCGACTGGCCGGCGCTGATCGACGTCGACCCGGTGGAGCTGGTGAAGGCGATCGTGGCCGCTGAGGGCAGCGTGGTGGGTCAGTCGGTGCCGTTGGTGATGCTGCGGCTGCTGTTGGGTGCGCTCGGGGTGAAGGACGTCGACGAGGTCCTCGCTGAGGTGACCGACGACCAGGGCCGGTTCATTCACCCGACGATGAGTGCGGGGCAGGTCGCGGTCGATGCGTTCAACCGTGGCGACGACCCGGCCGCGGCTGTCCGCTGATGGCCAGTTGCCGCGCCAACGTCACCTTCCTCGTGGTCCGAGTGACGCCGCTCGGCTACGACACCGGCCACTGGTGCCGCACCTGTGTGCTGCCGTCCGGTATCCGTGTCTGGCTAGGCGTCCAGTGCGGGCCCGCGTTGAGCATGCGGGCCCACGTGTGGTGTCGAGACTGCGGCGGCCGCAACATCGAGATCGAGTGACGCCAGAATGGCGATCAGCCGAGAGACCATCCGAATCGCCGGAGTCATCCGGATCACGATCGACCGCAGCGTCGACGACACCACCCGACTCCTAGCCGAACGATGGGCCGAAGCGTGGCGGTACGCGATGGTCGACTGGGGCTCGGTCATGGCGTGGATCCGCGGCATCGAGGCCGACGGCGGCGAGCTGACGGCGTCGCAGAAGCTCCGCAGCCGCAGAGCGTTCACCGCGTTGAAAGCGACCCGCGAGGCGCTCATGGAGCTGAGCCAGTACGCCGGGATCACCATCATCGAAGAAGCAAACTTCCTCACTGAGTCCGCTGCCCGCGATCAGCTGCGACTCATCCGGAGCCAGCTCCCGGACGGTGAGGCCGCGGCGTGGCTGCGGGACCAGTTGGTGCGGGCGGACCCGCGGCAGATCGCCGCGGTCGTGGAACGCACCACCCAGCAGGTCACCACCCTGGCCGCCAATCTGACCGATGCGGGCATGAGCGCGATCCACGCCGAGCTGATCCGGGGAGTCTCCCGCGGATTCGGGCCGGCCGACGTAGCCCGCGGCATCATCAACGACCTGGCCAGGATCGAGCGGGCGTTCAACTTGCCGTTGCATTCGGCGCTCCGGATCGCGCGCACCGAGCTCCTCGACGCTCACCGTGCGGCCGCGATGGTCACCGACGGTGCGAACGCGGACGTGCTGCAGGGATGGATGTGGCTGGCGCAGCTCGATGTCCGCACCTGCCCGTCGTGTTGGGCTCAGCACGGCACCGTGCATGACGTAGACGAGTCCGGCCCGGACGATCATCCCAACGGCCGTTGCGCCCGGATGCCAGTGGTCAAACCCTGGTCCGAGCTCGGGTTCTCCAGCATCGAGGAGCCTCTGTCGCTGGTCCCGGATGCGCGGGCGGTGTTCGATGATCTGAACCCTGCTGAGCAGCTGCACATTATGGGTGCGGAGCGGTTGGCGGCGCTGCAGTCGGGTGATCTGTCGTGGTCGGAGTTGACGATGAAGCGCAGCACGGACGGGTGGCGTGACTCGTGGGTGGTTAAGCCGATGCGTCAGGTCCGAAAGGGACGGCTGCGGGTTCTCTGATCGCGGTCGCGCCGCAGCGGCGGCACGTGTAGGTGAGCACGGTGCTGTGTTCGTCCATCGCGAGGGTGGCGCCCTCGAATAGCCAGACGTGCTCGATGCAGTCCTGGTCGTCGTCCTGCCCCATCTGCCTGACGCTACCCCGCTATGGAGGTACAACACCATGCCCCGACCCATTGTCGAGACCGCAGCGGTCACCGAGGCCGCAGCAGCATCAGCGAGCAGCTCGGGACGCATGCTCATCCAGCACATCTCGCCTGGCTGGGGATCCTCTGGCTACTACTCCGGCGAGGTCCTCGAGCAGGCGGCCGCGGACCGGGTCATCCCAGCCGGCACCCACATGTACGCCGACCATCCGACCGACGCGGAGGCGGTCGAGCGGCCGATCCGGTCCATCCGTGACCTGATGGCCGTCACCGTCGAGGACGGCCGCCTGGCCACCGCCGCCGACGTCGCCGAGTGGGGCGCCGATGAGGGCGCGCTCGTCAGCGAGGTGCAGGTCGTGCCGCAATGGCAGCCCTTCGTTGAGGCGGTACACGGGCAGATCGGGACGAGCATCCGTGGGTCCGCGACCGACATCGTCGAGGGCGAGGCCGAGGGCCGCCGAGGCGGGATCATCCAGGGACTGGTCGCCCCGATCACCTCCTCCGACTTCGTCACCCGTGCTGGCCGCGGCGGCCGCGTGCTGCAACTGCTGGAGTCCGCGGCCGCGTCGTCTCGCGCTGTCCAGCACGGTGTCGCCGAGGCGACCGTCAACGACATCCGCGACGCCCTCCAGGCCAGCCTGCGTGACGCCTACGGGCACGGCGACGGCACCTACGTGTGGGTGCGTGACTTCGACGACACGACGGTCTGGTTCGAGGTCGAGACCCAGGGCGACGGGAACGGCATCTACGCCCAGGCCTACGCCGGCGACGGCACCGAGCTGGCCGGCGACCGTACCGAGGTGCGGGTGCAGACGTCGTACGTCCCCGTCACCACCACCGCCGCCTCCGAAGCGTCCCGGTCCACCCGGCCGGGCAGCACCACCACCACTACGGAGTCCAGGGAGGACACCATGCCCAACATCCAGATCGACGAGGCCGAGCACACTCGCCTCGTCGGCGAGGCCGGCCGGGTGCCCACGCTCACCGCTGAGCGTGACACCGCCATCGCCGAGCGCGACCAGGCCCGTGCTGAGAACGCACGGCTCGTCCGGGAGGACCGTGCCCGCGAGCTCATCGCCGAGCAGCGTGACGTGTCGTTCAGCCCGCTCGAGGTGCGGGGCCTGCTCGCCGGGCTGCCGGTCACCGAGGCCGGCGACCTCGACGAGGCCGCCTTCACCACCGCCCTCACCGAGCACGCCGCCGCGGCCGCCGAGCACGGCACCCCCACGCCCGGGTTCCCCCCGAGCACACCCCCGTCCGACACGAAGATCACCGAGGCCGACCTCGACACCCTTGGTGACTCCGCGTTCGGCCCGATCGTCCAGGAGGCCTGAGAGCTATGGCTGTGAAGTTCGTTCACGGACCCGACAAGACCCGCGTGCTGCCTGTCACCGCTGACACCCCGTCCGGTTCCCCGGTCGTGGTGGGAGCGTTCGTCGGCGTTGCGCTGACCGCCGAGGGTGAGGGCGGCAACGCGGCCGGCAACGCCACGGTCGGTCTCGGTGGGGTCACCAAGCAGCCCGTCACGACGACCAGCACCCTCGCTGTCGGCGCGGCGGTCTACATCACGGCGGCGTACGCGCTGACCCCGTCCTCATCGGGCAACACGCTCTTCGGCTATGCGTTGCAGGCCAAGGGCGGGACGGCCGGCGAGGTCATCGACATCGAGCTCCACACGGTCTGAGCCAGAAGGGAAACCAGAGACCAATGAACACCACCCCCTCGGCTCTCGCCGAGATCCAGAAGACCCCGTCCTCGGGGTATGGCCTGCGGATGGCGTCGGAGTCCCACCGTCGACGTGTCGCCGCAGCCGCCCGCCTGTTCGCCGAAGCCGCGCACGGCGACCGGTACGCCCTGCTGGAGTTTCACGACCTCATGGGCGGCCGCCGCGCTGTCCGGGAGGGCATGTCCACCAGCGACTTCCCGATCCTGTTCGGGGACGTCCTCTCCCGCGAGCTGGCCCGCCGCTACGAGGTCGCGGCGCCGGTGTGGCGGCAGTTCGCTGCCCGCCGCATTGAGCGCGACTTCCGGCCCTCGAAGATCATCGACATCTTCGGCGGCGGCGCCAAGCTCGACGCGGTCCCGGAGTTCGCTGAGTACCGGGCCCGCGAGCTCGACGAGTCGGAGTTCGAGACCACGCTCGGGAAGTATGGCAACCGGCTGCAGTGGTCGTGGGAGATGCAGGTCAACGACGACCTCGGTGCGTTCTCTGACGCGCCGGCTGCGTTGTCGCGTGGCGCGGTGGTGACCGAGGACTACCTCGCGGTGTCCGCGATCGCGAACGCGTCGGGTCCGCTCGCCTCGCTGTTCGGGACCGTCGCGACCGGGCAGCTGACCCGCGACAACCTGCAGACCGGGCTCGACGCGGTCATGCAGGCCGAGGACGAGGACGGCAACCCGCTGGTGATCGGCACCCCGGTGTTGATGGTTCCGCCGGCGTTGAAGCTGACCGCGCAGAACATCCTGAACACGGTCGAGGTCACCAGCCAGACCGGGTCCGGGAACGGGCAGAAGGTCTCGAAGATCACCGGCAACGGGCTCTCGGACACCCCGAAGCTCGTGGTGAACCCGTGGCTGGGCGCGATCGACAAGTCCGCGAACGTGGCGAAGACCTGGTATCTGCTGCCTGACCCGTCCGGGCCGCGGCCGGCGGTGTACCTGTCGTTCCTGCGGGGCTACGAGTCCCCGGACCTTCGCGTGAAGGCGGACGCGGGGATGCGTCTGGGTGGCGGCAGCGTGGCTCCGGAGGAGGGGTCGTTCGAGCGGGACTCGGTGGAGTACCGGATCCGGCACGTGGCCGGCGGGAACGCCGGGTTCAAGGACGCCGTCTACGCCTCCAACGGCTCGGCCTGATCGTCCGATCGGACAGGGGAGGGTTGGTCTCAATCCCCCGTAGACCAGCCCACCCCACCCCATCCGAGCAAGCAGTCTGTGAGGAGGTGCCGCGGTGACATCAACCCCGTATGACCTCGACCCCATCGGCATGGTCCGGCTCCTCGCCAACGACACCACCGACGCCGAGGACACGCTGTTCTCCGACGACGAGATCGCCGCCTTCCTGCAGATGGAAGCCGGTGTGGTGAAGCGGGCCGCAGCCCAAGCCATCGACACCATCGCCGACAACGAGGCGCTGCTGTCCAAAGCGATCCGCACCCAGGACCTCGAGACCGACGGCCCCAAGGTCGCCGACGCGCTCCGCAAACGCGCCGCCGCGTTGCGAGCCCAAGCCGACACCGAGGAAGCCAAGGCCGACGACGCCGGGTTCTTCGACATCGTGCCCCTCAACGGGCCGGGCTGCGCCCCGGAGCTGGCGGAGTGGCCGCTGTGAGACAGGGCCTCCACCAAGGCCGCCCCACCCCCGCGGCCTCGAAGTGGGGAGTGATCCCCACCGGCTGGGACGAGGCGCACCGGCCCACCGTCGCCGGCACCATGACGATCCAGGCCCGACTCCACCACCCGAACGCGGTCGGCGGCGGCTGGGACGACGACCTTCGGGAAGACACCACCGCAACACCTCAGCCCTACTGGACGGGGCTCGCGCGGGTGCAGCAAACCCACGGTATGGGTGCGCGGCCGGTGGTCGCGGACGACCCGGCGTCGACCAGCGACTACCTCGTCGTGGTCCCCGCAGACGTGGGTCCCGAGGTGGGGGACTTCTTGACCTTCCCGAACGTCGACGACGCGACGCTGGCGCAAAGCCCGTTGTTCGTCGCTCACATCACGGTGGGGTCGCTGCGGTTCGAGCGCGACCTGTGGTGCAGTCACGCGCCGCGGCCTCCCGCTGCCGGCGGCGGTTCCTCCTTCTGACCCGTGGAGAGGCGGTGCGTGGGATGCCGATCGATACCAGCGAAGTCCGTGCTCTGGGGTCCCGGCTGCAGACGGTCGGAGGTCGGATCGGTGCGGATGCGTCCGCGGCGATGCGGCGCACGGCGTACTCGATCGAGGCCGACGCGAAGGTGATGGCACCGGTGGACACCGGAAACCTGCGATCGAGCATCTCGACCACGATCACTGGTGACGGCCGGTTCGGGGCGATGACCGCAGAAGTGGGACCCACCGCGTCGTACGGCATCTACCTCGAGTACGGCACGAGCCGGATGGCCGCGCAGCCCTACATGGGCCCGGCGTTCGACCGGAACGTCGGCAACTACACGGCCGCGCTCGCCGACATCGCCAGCCGAGCGGTGTAGCGATGACCGTGTCGCGTCGGCAACTAGGGAACCTGGTCGCCGAACACCTGGCGGTCCTCGCCCCGACCACGATCGGCTACTACGGCCAGATCGGCCGACCCCTCACCCCCGCCCTCGCTGGCGCGATCCCGGCGTCGCCGCCCGTCAAGAGCAGCAGCGACCCGCGGGTCAAGCCGTACTTCGTGCTCTACCCAGGCGCCGGCACAGACGGCCCCGACACGCCGCTGTGCGGCACCCCGGACGGCCTCACCTGGTCGTTCCGGATCACCGCGGCGGCCGGGGACGTCGAGGACTTCCTCGCACTGGTCGACCGCATCGACGCCCGCCTCATCGGATGGGCCCCGATTGTGGCCGGCTACCTACCCGGCCGAGTGGGCCGGCAGCCGGGCTACGACGCCCCGCAGCTCGTGGACGAGCAGGTCACGCCGCCTCGCGTCTACACGCTCCTGCAGTACCAACTCACCCTCTAGGAGAACCGCTATGTCCGTGTTCGACGGCACCTTCGTCGAGGCCGTGAACGCCAACGGCGAGAAGCAGACCATCCCCGCCGACTGGATCGGCCACCCGGTCCTCGGCGCCGGGTTCCGGCTCCCACCTTCCACCGGCGAGAAGCCCAAGACGTCCCGCGGGAACAAGCCCACGGGAGACGACGGGACCCCAGCCGGGGCCTGACCAGAAGGAGACACCGCCATGCCCCGCTCGCTGGCCGACGGCCACATCAAGTTCACCATCCTGACCACCAAGCCGACCAACCCGGCCGCCCCCACCGTCACCGAGCTGAACGCCGGCATCGACGCGTCCTGCAAGATCCTCGCCTCCGACTTCAACTGGGGTGCGACCGACTCCGACAAGGTCGCGGAGAAGGCGCTGTGCACCACCAACAACGCCAACGCCCTCGGCCCCTCGAACTACCAGGCCGGGTTCACGCTGTTCCGATACTTCGACGCGTCCACGAAGAACTCCGAGGCCGCCGAGGACACGGTGTGGGCGGCGGTGAAGCTGAAGGGCACCCCGTTCTGGGGGTACGCCAGGAAGACGGCGAAGCTGTCGACCGAGGCGTGGGCGCCGTCCGATGAGATCTATCTCGGCGCGGAGGGGCTCACCGACACGCTGCAGCCGCCCTCGGACGGCGGCGGCTACATCAAGGCCCGCTGCCCGGTGGAGATCCAGACGGCGTGGGACAACATCGCGGCGGTCGCCGGCGCCTGACATGCCTGGGGTGGCGGGGTGAGGTGAGGAGCGCCTCGCCACCCCAGCACCAAGTCAGCCTCCTCTCTCCTCACAACCCTCCTCGAAAGGAACCACTATGTCCACGCACCCCGATGAGCAGCCCCTCGCTGCCTCCAGCGTCCCCGCCGATCAGCAGGACGACACGGCGCCTGCCATCGACCTGCCCGCTGACACCCCACAAGTGTTCACCGTCGAGGACGTCCTCAATCTCGCCCGGCTCCCCGAGCGCACCGCAAATGTGTGCCTGCGCGCGGACCTGCAGGCCGACTACGACGCCGCCCTCGCCGAGCTCGCTCAGCTCATCACCCCCACCGGGGAACTCATCGCCGACCCCGAAGCCGCGCTCGACGAGAACACTGCCCGCACCCGAGCCCAAGAACTGGTGGCGCAGCTGAAGGTGATCCGCCAGGAGATGACTGCCCACATGTGGCATGTCCGGTTCCGCGGCCTCGACTCCGAAGCCCTCACGGTCTTCAACAAGCGGTACAAGCCGAAGAACGACACCGAAGACCGCACCGACTACAACCTCCGCCTCGTCGCCGAGACCGCGATCGACCCGCACGTCAGTTTCGAACAGGCCAGGCAACTGGCGGTTCGGCTCGGCACGAAGGCGATGCTTGAGCTGATCAACACCGCGATCGACGTGTGCTACGCAGGCGGCGTCTCGGTCCCAAAATCACCGAGCTCCTTGCTGCACCTGGCGCAGCAGTAGCGCGTCGCCAACTCGACGCCGCGGCCGCGGCCGGCGCACCACCGACCCTGTTCCTCGGCTACCGGGTACAGACGATGACGCCGGTCTACGGCGACCCGGAACATCCGGATCGGCCCACAGAGCTCGTCTCGTCGCCGACGTGGACCCCGGAGGACCAGGCGCTCGTCGAGGCGCTGCGGGCACACCGGGACGCGTTGTGTGCCTGTGACTGGCCGCGTGAGATCGCGTGGCACTCCGACATGGAGGGCTGGTTCAAAGGCACCAGGGTCGTCTGCCACGCCTGCACCGCGGCGCAGGGCCGCGAGGTGGTTCACACAGTGAAAGCGACGACCGACCGGAACTTCACCGCGAACCCGTTGCCGCCGTTCGTGCTCGGCAAGACCACCACCAGGCCGACCGAGAAGGCCACGGACTCCACGCCAGACACCGACTAACCCGCGCTCATAGCGGAGACGCGAGAGGGGGCGCTCTCTCGTGTCTGCTGAAGCCCGCTCGGTCGTCGTCCGCCTGACCGCGGAGACTGCGCAGTACATCTCCGCGATGCAGGCGGCTGGGAAGCTCGGCTCGGACGCGATGGAGAAGGTCGACTCGTCGACCAAGAAGTCCGACGCGTCGATGCAAAAGACGTCCAAGGCAGCCAAGGCAGCCGGCCTGGCGATCGGTGGCGCCCTGGTCTACGCGGGCAAGGCCGCGGTCGACTGGGAGTCGCAGTGGGCGGGGGTCGAGAAGACCGTCGACGGCACTGCCACCCAGATGGCGGCCCTTGAGGACCAGCTCCGCGGCATGGCGCGCACCATGCCTGAGTCGCATCAGGAGATCGCGGCGGTCGCGGAGGCTGCCGGTCAGCTCGGTGTGGCTCGCGAGGATGTCTCATCGTTCACGAGAACGATGCTCGAGCTTGGTGAGACCACGAACCTGACCTCGGATCAGGCCGCCACCGACATCGCGCAGATCCAGAACGTGATGGGCACCGCCGCGGCGGATATCGACAACTTCGGTGCCGCGCTGGTCGCGCTGGGCAACAACGGTGCGTCGACCGAGGCGCAAATCTTGGGGATGGCGCAGCGGATCGCCGGCGCCGGCGCGCAGATCGGGTTGACGGAGTCCGACATTCTCGGGATCGCCAACGCTGCTGCGTCGATGGGGGTCGAGGTCGAGGCCGGCGGTTCTGCGATCTCGCGGGTCTTCACGTCGATCGCGAAGGCCACGAAGACCGGCGGCGACAAGCTGGACGTGTTCGCCCAGACGGCCGGGATGTCGTCGCAAGCGTTTGTGAAGGCGTTCGAGGACGACCCGGCGCGGGCGTTTGCGACGTTCGTGGAGGGCCTGGACCGGGTCAACAAGTCCGGTGGGGATGTGTTCTCCACCCTCGATGCGCTCGGCCTGTCGGATGTGCGGGTCTCGCAGGCGTTGCTTTCAATGGCGTCGGCAGGCGACTACCTGACCGACTCGTTGAACATGGGCAAGGAAGCCTGGTCGGAGAACTCGGCGCTCGCCGAGGAGTTCGCGAAGCGGATGGGCACCGACGCCGCGAAGATCCAGGTCGCGTGGAACAACGTCCGGGACGCCGCGATCGACTTCGGCGGCACTCTCCTCCCCGTCATCTCTGACATCGCCTCCGGCGTGTCCACCGTGACCCACGCGATCGGTTCGCTGCCCGACCCGATGCAGTCCGTGATCACCAAGGCCGGCGCGCTCACACTGGTGGTTGGTGGCGCTGGCTGGTTCGGGGTCAAGGCGATCGGCGCGGTCCGCACGATGCGGACCGAGCTTGCTGCTCTCGGTCTCACCGCCGACACGACCAGAGGCAAGCTCGCGAACATCAGCGCGGGCACCGGTGCCGCCGTGCTGGGTCTCGCTGCCCTCGACGGAGCCTTGACCAGCTTCGACCTCGGCAACCGCAAGCGGGCCGCGGAGAACGCGACGGCGGACTCGGTGGACGAACTCGTGACCGCGCTGTCGGACTCCCGCCTCGGGAAGTATGCCGACGACCTGCACATCGACTTGCAGCGGCTTGCGCAGGACCTGGTGGATTCCGGGACCCAGGGCACGTACGCGTCGGAGGTGTTCGACAAGCTCGGGGACCGGATGTCGGTGTTCGAGTACGGCAGGTCCGGCAACTGGGCCGACAAGCTCTTCGGAACCGGGACTCCGAAGAGCGTGGTCGCGTTGCAGGACCTGAACGAGATCATCGAGAACAACAGTGATCTGCTCGACTCCAACGCGGACGCGGCCGGTGACGCAGCTGCAGCGAACGACACGCAGGCCAAGGTGGCTGACAACGCGGCAGCGGCGGCTGCACGTCAGGCGGAGGCCACGAAGCGGGCTGCGGCGGCGTTGAAGGCGCAGCGGGCTGCTGCACGGCAGACGGCGAAGTCGTTCGTCGGACTCGGCGATTCGCTCGATGACGGCAAGGTGTCGTTGGACCAGTGGATCAGCGATCTGCAGAAGCAGGCCGACGCGCTCCGCAACGTGAGGATCAACGCGCAGAAGGCTGCCGACAACGGGATCCGCAAGGGACTCATCAAGGCGCTTGAAGAGGCCGGGCCAGCTGGGGCGATGCGGCTGCAGCAGCTCGCGAACGCAACCGAGGATCAGGCGCGCCGTGCCAACAGGGCGTGGGACTCCCAGCAGCGGGAGGTCGGGAAGTACGTCGACGCGATCGGTGGCGTGCCGAAGAACGTCACGACCGAGGTGAAGGCGAACACAGGGCCAGCGATGTCCGGAATCAATGCTGTCGAGCACCGCCTCGACGAGCTCAACGGCAAGAGGGCACTCGCCACCATTGAGATCCGCACCGTCCGCACCGGCAATGACAGCGCCGGCGGGCCGCGCGAGATGCGTTTCGCGACGGGTGGCCCGATCTTCGGTGAGGGCGGCCCGCGTGATGACCGGGTGGCGATCATGGCGTCGAACGGCGAGCACATGTGGACCGCCCGTGAGGTGGCGAACGCCGGCGGCCACGGCGCTGTCGCCGCGATCAGGGCGCGGTACGCGTACGCCGACGGCGGCGCCATCGGCACACGCTACCCGCGGGCCACGATGCTTCCTCCTGCCAGCGATGGTGGCCGCTCTGAGTTGCTGTCGCTGCGCCGCGAGCTCAAAGCGATCCGCGCTGAGCTCGTCGAGAGCAACCAACACGCCCGCCGGGCTCCCGACCTGTACGCCGACGCCACCGCGTCCGCACTCGACTACTCCGGAGGAAAGAGGGCAGGCCTGCCGTGGCGCTGATCCGCAACCCCAACCCCGAACTCACCTTCGACGGCCTCGACTGCTTCGGCATCAACACCTACAACGACCAAGAGTTCGAACTCACCGCCATGCAAGACGGCCACGACTGGGGCACCCCCAAAGCAATCGTCACCTGGCTGACCGGTGTTCTGCAGGCCGGCGCGGTCGCCTCGGTGCAGGGCTGGGAGGTCCGCGAGGCCGTGCTCCCGATGCGGGTCCGTGCGGAGACCTCGCTGGGGCTCGGCGCCGGAGACACCGCGCTGGGGCTGGCGTGCGGGAAGCGTACGACGATCGTGTGGACCCCACCGGACGGCTGGTCGCCGCCGACCGTGTTCGACGTGCTGCTCTCCGAGCTCGAGCCGATCACCGACACCGACGCGGATCTGCGGCAGACACGGCACTACCGGATCAGGCTGTCGCTGCACCCGTTCGCCCGGTCGGTGGATCCGGTGACGGTGGAGGACTCCTCAACAGTGACCGTCGAGGACACCACCGTCCGGAACGACGGGTCGTCGGCCAGCGGATGGACCGGCTCGGGCGGCGCGGTGTCGGTGGTGTCGGGCAAGGTCCGCACGTCGGTGTCGGGGATAGTGCAGTCCGGGCTGACGATGTGGCTGGAGCAGGCGTCGATCAACCTGACCGATGCCACGAAGCCCTACCTGCGGGTCACGTGGACCAGCCAGGGCATCAAGAACCCGCAGGTCTCTGCGGTCATCAATGGTGTGACGGTGCCGCCCTCGGCACAGTCGTCCGGAGTGGCATGGTTCCCGATCTCCGCCTTCGTATCAGGGGCCGTGCGGTTCGTAGCCAAGGGACCATCGACGACTCCGGGCATCCCTGCGACGTATCGGCTCGAGGTCGATGAGGTCGCGGTCACCAACGCCAACGGGATCGTGTTCTCCCGGCAGAAGCAGTTCACGCTGGAGATCCCGGGTGCGGCACGGACCGAAGCGGCGCTCACGGTCTCCCACGCGTCGACCGCGTTGGGGGATGTCCTGCTGTACACCTACCCCGCCGCGCTGGGGCCGAACTATCAGCCGATCCTGCACAACTACCGCACGAGCGGTGGTGCTCGCACCACCACAGGTGGACCCTATGTGTCCGGGAGTCGTGAGCCGATCGGCACGAGCGGAGATCGGCCCACCTACACGATCCCCGCGTCGGATCTGCCGCAGGGCACCTACACGCTGGTGATGCGGGCCCGGACCACCGGCACCGCGGGCAGGCGATCGATCAGCTGGTCGGCGACGGTCGGCAGCGCCGTAGAGTCGGGTACGGCCACGGTCACGAACACGTGGCAGATGGTGACCCTGGTGCGGTTCAACCATCCCGCGTATTTGGCGGCGGGATCGACCCGGTCGGTCGTGGTGCAGCTCGCGAACAGCGACGGCGACGTGCAGTTGGATTGCGCGTGGCTGTGTCACAGCGACGGTGCCCTGTCGATCATCCCGGCTGGCGACGAGCTGTCGGCGTCGGTGCTGCCCGCGACGGTCGATGAGCCGCGGGAGCTGATCTTGGCGGGCGACATGTTCGCCGGCAACGCGTTGTCGTGGGGCCGGCACATCGCGGATCCGCCGCTGGTGTCCGGGGTGGTCGCGGTGACAGGCGCGGCGTCGCCGGTGGTGTCGGCGAGGTGTTGGGCACGGTGGATCACTCATGCGATGGAGTGATGATCGGTGACGTTGCGGGTCAAGGTCGCCGGCAGGTGGCTGGACGGGATCGCGCCGGTCGAGGTGGAGGAGATCTCCACCAACCGCCACGGCCCCGAGCGGGTCCTGCTGAATACGACGCCTCACCCGTTGTTGCGGCAGCGGCAGCCAGTGCAGGTCTACGACGACGCCGCGTTGGTCTGGTCGGGGCTGATGAACGACCCCGACGGCGACGTCGGCACCTACAGCGCGCAGGGCCTCTACGTCGAAGCCGACCGCTACCCGGCACGGGACGGGTCGGACACACCTTCCTCGGCACCCACCACCGCGATCGACGCCGCCATCACCAAGGGCCTCCCGTGGGCTCGGTTCCAGGCGTTCTCCACGTCGCCGTTGTCATCGAACCTGCTGGGTGAGTTCCCGCAGCTCGACGAGCTACTCGACGCCTGGACCAGCGCTCAGGACGAGGAGTGGCGGCTCACACCCGCCGGCGAGGTCGAACACTATGCGCGCCCCACGGCGCCGCAGTGGCTGCTGGCGCCTGGCTTCACGTTGGGCACGACCTCGGATGACTATGTGTCACACCTGTCGGGGATCCGGCAGGTCGGGCAGACCGTCAACACGCCCTCCGGTACCGCCGCATCACCGCTCCCGGTCGCGGTCCCCGAGATCGGATCGCAGCCCGCGGCTGACAAGTGGGGCTACCGGTCCGCGGTGGTCGACCTGACCGACCTCGGTGTCATCTCGCAGTCGACCGCCCGGTCAATCCTCGACGGCCTGCGCCGCAAGGGCCGTCACCGGATGGGCTGGACCGGTTCTGTGATCGTCACGGCCGGGCAGATCACCAACATGGGCGGCGTCACCGTCTCGCTCACCCGCCCGGTCGGTGGGGATGTGATGCGGCTCCCGCGGTTCTGGGACACCACCCAGGACTACGACAACCACGCCTTCGCAGACATCTGGATCGACCGGACCGTGTACCGGTCCAAGGACGGGACGCTCGAGCTGGTGCCGGTCGGCCTGTCGCCGCGGAACTTCCTCGACCTGGCCGGCACGACGATGTTCGGCCGCTACCACCCGCCGAAGCGTAGGAGCAAAAGGAAGGAGCGGCATCGGTGACTCCCCACGACCTGATCGCTGCCGTCGTCGTCACCATCCTGACCGTCGCGGCACTGGTCTACGGCTGGGTGACGGTGCTGGTGTCGGATCCGGTGCTGGTCTCGGCGGTCTCTGCGACGGGTGCGCTGCTGGTGTCCATCGTCGGTGTCATCGGCACGCTGCTGGCACGTCGTGACACCCGTGACGCCCGGGCGACGGTGGAGTCGATCCACCACCAGGTCGCCGACAACGGTCACCGGGATCCGGACAACCCGACGCTGAAGGACTACCTCGGGAAGGTCGAGCAGCGGCTGGACGCTCAGGACGAGGCGACCGCTGAGCAGGGGCTGGTGATGGCGCGGCTGGCCGGTGAGGTGCGGCGGCACATGGCGTTCTCGGAGGACTTCGTGGAGCGCGACGACCGCAGGCATGACCGGATGGAGCAGCGGCTCGCCCAGCTCGAACGTCAGCAGGAGGACTCGTGAGACCCAACAATTCCTTCCGTGTCGCGACCATCAACACCCTGGGAGCCTCGCACACCGACAGGCCGGGTGGTAACGCGTTCGGTCGTTGGTTGAAGTCGGTCCTGCGGATCGTGCTGCTGTGCCGGGTGATCCTGTTCCGGCGTCTCGACCTGGTCGGATTGCAGGAGTTTCAACCCGTCCAGCAGGCGCGGCTTCGGAAAATCCTCGGCCGCCGGTTCGCCGTGTACGCGGTCCGCGACAACGCGATCATCTACCGCAAGAACCGGTGGACCCGGGTCGACTCCGGCCACCTCGACATCCCCTACTTCGGTGGGCATGAGAAGCCGATGCCGTGGCTGATCCTGCGGCACCGCGACACCGGCAAGCACGTCGCGGTCCTGTGCACCCACAACCCCGCCTCGACGCGTGGTGATGCTGCGGCGTGGCGGCGCGAGGGCTGGCGCCGCGAGATCGCGTGGGCCAAGAACATGCTCGAGCAGAGACGAGCCGTCGCGGCCTTGGTGGTGGGCGACAAGAACGCAGGCCCGGCGAAGTATCGACCGGTCGTGCACAAGAACAACGGCATTGTGGCCGGTACCCCGACGATCCGGGGCATCGACTGGATTGTCGCATGGGGCGGAATCAGCTTCAGCCGCTTCAAGACAGCCCGCACCAAGCGCATCAGCCGCGCTACTGACCACCCGGTCGTGCAGGCCGTCGCCCACATCTAGGAGGTAGCGGTGACCCGTGTCGTCAACGGCATCACCATCCCCGCCGACGTTGTCGACCGCGGCCGCGACACCTACGGCCGGACCATCTGGTGCGGCGAGGTCATGTGGGACATCTTCCTCAACGCCCGCTGGTCGCTGTCGTTCGGGGATCGGCTCTGGCCGGCACAGGGTCCATGGCAGCTCCTCAACGGCGGCGGCCCAGATGTGTCGGCGCACTACCACGACGGCAACGGACCATTCGACTTCTCCGTCCGCGACCTGACTGAGGCGGAGCGGATCGAGCTGGTGTGGTGGTGGCGCTGCAACGTCGGCGCCGCCTGGCGCCGCGGAGCCCGGTTCGGGCAGCGCATGGTCGACCACATTCACGCCGATGCCGGTTGGGCCGACCACGGCTGGCGCTATCCGGGCCTGGATTCCCAGTGGCGCGAGTACATCGCCGGCGGCGACGGGCTCACCGGGTCGGTCCCCGACTACGAGCGGCGCCCGAGCCCGCTCGTCCTCAAGCCCACAAGGAGGGCTCTCATGGCCATGCAGGACGACATCGTCAAGGCGGTCCGCGCCGAGGTCGCCAACATCCCCGACCAGGTGTGGGCCAAGAAGCTCGCGAGGGTCGGCGCCGACGGCGACCTGAAGGCCGGGGTGATGTTGGCGCAGACCCACAACCGTGCCGGCGGCGCCCGCTCGAGCTCGGCGGCTGCTGCCCGTGTCGTGCAGCGGCTCCGCGACAAGGGCGTCGCCCTGACTCCCGACGCGATCGCGGCGATCGACGACGCACTCAACGACAACTGAGGAGAACTGATGAAGGACATCCTGCCTGCCCGGCTCCGGAAGCCGCTCTACCGCGTGTACGCCGGCGCTGGTGTCGCGCTCGGTGCGATCCCGGTGTACTGCGCCGCCACCGACGCATCCACCCCGAAGTGGGCGCTGGGTGCGCTCGCCGTGTTCGCGTTCATCGGTGCCCCGCTGTTCGGGGAGACCGCCGCAGCGAACACCAACACCCAGGAGGGCTGACCTGTGGCTGGTCTGACCAACGCAGAGTCCGCAGCGACTCTCGACGCCCGCTTCCCGACCTCGGGCGGCACCGACTATGTGGCCTACTCGGCCAACGGCACCAGCGAATCTGGCGCCCTGGCCCGTACCGCTGTCGGTGCGACCGGGTGGGCGGCCGCCACGAACGCCGACCCCTCGGTCAAGGCCAACGCCAACGCGCTCACCAGTGCGGCGGCGTCGAGTGGTGCGACCATCACCCACTTCGCGATCTTCTCCGCGTCGACGGGCGGGACACAGCGCACCGACTGGACCGCGCTGGCGTCCTCCCGCACGGTCGCGGCCGGGGACACGCTGACGTGGGCGATCGGCGCGCTGCAAGTCACGCTGACCTGATCGGCGGCTGATCGGTGGCCGATTGGAGCACCGCCTACGTCCAGAAGGCGACCGCCAGCCCAGCCTCCGCCGCGTCCTCGTGCACCGTCACTCCGTCGACGGCGTTCACGGCGGGCAACCTGCTCGTCGCCTGTATCGCGTCCGGGCACATCTCCAACGCCCCTCAGCGCAACTATGCCGACGCCACCGGCATGGCCGCGGCCGGGTGGACCATCGGCCACACGGCCCTGACCAGCGGCGACTGCCGGGTCTCGATCTGGTACAAGACCGTCGACGCGGGTGGGCTGTCGTCGGTGACGATCCCGTTCACCGGCTCGGCGATCCCGCGGATCGTGGTCTATGAGCTGACCGGTGGGTGGACCTTCGAGGCGGGCAACCGGTGGTCGAACACCACGTGGAACGCTGACCCCGCGCAGTCCGGGCAGGTCACCCTCGGCTCCGGTGACCACATCGTCATCGCCGCGTTCTCCGGGTTCTCCAATCACACCACCGCGACCGACATCTACTCCGGCCTGTGGGACGGCCCGAACTACACCGAGTCGTCCAATCGGTTCACGATCGGGCAGAACCTGACCTCGGGTGCCGGGTCGATGCTGTCGAGCGGCTACCTGTCCGCCTCTGGGTCAGGCACCTACGGAACCAGGGCATCCTCGCCGAACGGCGCTGGGTCGATCTACGCGCCGCAGGGCGCGATCGTGGCGTTCACCGCAGCCCCGAGCGGGACGGACTACGCCGCAGCGGGCACGGTCGCCGCCACGTCAGCCGTCTCGGGCGCGGTGACCGCCCGGCTCGCGGTCGCCGGGACGGTCGCAGCGGTCTCGGCCCTCTCCGGCGCCGTGACTGCAGACCATGCGGCGTCCGGGGCGGTGGCGGCGACCTCTGCCGTGGCGGGTGCCGCGACGGGGACGCTGGCCGTGTCTGGGACCGTGGCTGCGACGAGCGCCGTCACGGGCACGGTCACCGGCGACCTGCTGGTCTCCGGCGCCGCCACCGCGACCTCGGGCACGGCGGGCGAGGTCACCGCGCAGCACGCCGTCGCCGCAGAGGTGGCGGCGGCCTCGGCGGCATCCGGCACCGTGACCGCCGACCATCAGGTGGCAGGCACGGTCGCGGCAGTCTCGGGAGTCTCCGGGTCCGCCTCGGTCATCGGCGGCCCTGTCGACTATCCCGCGGCCGGGACCGTGGCAGCAGTCTCCGGGGTCTCCGGCGAGGTCACCGCCCAGCATCAGGTCGCAGGGACCGTCGTGGTCGTCTCGACCGCCTCCGGGGCAGTCACCGCGGGCCATGCCGCCGCCGGTGTCGTCGCGGCGGTCTCCGGGGTCTCGGGCAGCCTCAGCATCCCGAGCGCGACCCGCGACGTCGTGTTCCTCTCCGTGACCGAGGCCCCCCAGCGCACCGTCACCATCGCCGAGATCCCCACCCGCACCGTGACGATCAGGGAGCTGCCGCAATGAGACTCGACCCCCACGGCCGCGAGCACTACCAACTCACCATCATCACCGACCCCCAGGTCGACGCCTGGGAAACGTCCTTCGACGACGGCACCACCTGGATCCCCGGCACCCCGGCGCCCGGCGTCGACAACACGTGGCAGTGGCTCATCGCCGGACACCTCGCCGACCCCGGCGACGCCGTCGCCGTCATCCGCCGATCCCTCACACCGATCATCCGCGCGGTCGACAACCCCGAGATCATCGCCCGCCGACGCGACGTCCCACCGATCCACTACAAGACCGCCTAGGAGCCACGGGCTATGGCATTCGCACCCGAACCCTCATTCATCAACGTGATGGCCAACCCCGCCGCCGCAGACCTCACCTACGCCACGTTGCATTACGACGACCCCACCGGCGGAGGCAACCGCAGTGATACCGGCGCGCAGGCGATCAGCGTCACCAACACCGGCGGCACCCTCACCCTCGACAGCGAGGTCACCTTCACCGGCACCCCCAGCGCAGCCGCCACCTACATCGGGCTGTGGCACGGCAACCCCTCCAGCGGCGGCACCTACCGCGGCTACATCGACAACGAAGCCCCCAACCCCGTCTTCAACGGCTCCGGATCCTGCAAGCTCACCGCGTTCAGCTTCAGCCTCGCCGCGGCGGCACTGTGACCACCGTCGTCCTCGGCGCCAACTACGCATCCGGCGCAGACGAGACCCTCTACCCCAGCTACACGGTCGCCGCCGCCCGCATCTACGTCGGCTCCGACTCCGCAGTGCCGACGAACATCATGTCCCACGCCCCGTTCGCCCGCGCCTACACCGCCGGCAAGCGCACCTTCGTGCTGTCCTGGAAGGACAACAACGAAACCAGGGTCAAAGCCATGCTGGCGTCGATCCCAGACGACTGCATCTGCTACGGCACCTACTTCCACGAGCCCGAGGACAACATCCCCGCAGCCTTCACGCTCGCCACCTGGCGCTCACGCGTTCAGACCCAAGCCACCTGGATGGCCGCCGAAGGCGTCACCCCCTGCGTCATCCTCATGTCCTACACGCTCAACCCGTCGAGCGGCCGCAACATCGCCGACTACATGGGCATCCCCGGCGTCAACGTGGTCGGCTGGGACTACTACCCCGACAAACAGGCCGGCCGCTACACGCCCGCGCAGATGGTCGCCCTGCTCGCCTCAGCCATGAACACGCACGGCGTCACCCGCGCACTCATCGGTGAGTTCGGCGTCGCCGCCGGCGACTCCCAGCGGATCGCCCGAATCAACCAGTTCAGAGACGCCATCTTGGCAGACGGCCGCTACGAGGTTTCCGCCTACTGGTCGCAGAACGCCTACATCCTCGCAGCCGATACCGCGGCCGCCTACTTCGCCACCCTCTCCACCGGCGACCCGGTGCTCGCCAACAGCGACCCCGCGATCCTCACCGACAGCAGCTCCTCATCCTCGGCCGCCTCCTACAACACCGCATCGGTCACCCCCACCACCGGCGCCCGGCTCCTCCTCCGCGTGGTCGCAGGCGGCCCCAACGGCGCCGTCCCCACAGCCCCCACCATCACCGGCCTCGGGCTGACCTGGACCCTCGTCGACAGCCAAGCCACCGGCAACTCCAACGTCCGGCTCGCCGTCTACACCGCCGTCGCCACCGGCTCCACCGGCGCCCTCACCATCGCCTTTGGGTCGAACCCCTCCAACTGCTCCTGGCAGCTCCTCGAGGTCTCCAACGCCTCCGGCACCCCCGCCGTGGCGCAACACGCGGCCACAGCGACCCTCTCGACCACCCCGGCCGCCACCCTCACGACACCCGCCTCCAACTCCACCGTCCTCGGCTTCATCGCCTACAACGCCGGCGGCGGGCAAGCCATCACCGTCGGCACCGGGTGGACCCAACTCGGCTCCCGCCGCACCCTCTCCTCCCCATCGAGCTCGGCGGCCACCGAATGGGACGCCACCTCCGCCTCGGGTGTCGTCGGCTGGACCACCGGCGACGGCTCCGGCAAGGTCGTCGCCGCCATCGAGCTCACCAGCCCCGACGTGCCCGCCGAGGCCTACGGCTCCGGGCTCATCCTCATCACCGGCCACGGCGACGCACGACCACCCACCGAGCTCGCCGTCACCCCCGCCGGCCGCACCATCGCGATCCCACCCCGGGGCAGGACCGTGCCCGCGGACCATCTGACCCGGAAGATCCGTTCGCTCCCGGCCGACCCGCGCGAGCACCTGGACTACGTGTTCGACCTCGCCGGCGTGATGACCAGCGAGGAAACCCTCGTCGACGCCGACATCCTGATCGACGGCGACGCCACCCTCGACGCGGGGCCGACCTTGGACGGCACCCTGGTCACCTGCTGGCTGACCCGCGGCCCCACCGACGTCGACCCGACCATCACCTGCCGGGCGCAGACGAGTGTGGGCCGGTCATTCGACCGATCCCTGATCCTCCGCAAGCACACGGCCACGGTGTTGGCGACCGGGCCGCAGGACCCCGACGAGACCCTCGACTGGCTTCTCGACTGGACCCCGAGCCTGACCAACGGTGAGACCCTGACCGACGTCGCCATCACCTCCGACCCCACCGTCACAGTGACCGGGCACGCCGAGACCGCCACCAGCGTCACCGTCTGGACCCACACCACTGCTGCGGGATCTGTGTGGCTGCTGGTCACCACCAGCCTCGGCAGGGTCGAACGGGTCAGGTTCAAGATCCCCGTCCGCACCCTCTGACCCAGCTCCTTTCCCCGCGCACGCCCCCGCGACCTTCGGGTCTCGGGGGCGCTGTTCGGCATTTGCGCCGGATCCTCCTCAGTACGGTCGCTCTCTCATCGCGGCTCGACGCTCGGCCTCCGCCTGCTGCTCACGCATCTCTCGTTGCGCACGCCGCTCGCCCTCGTTCCATCGCTCCGCCCAAGCGACGCGCGCCAGAACACCATCGGCGTAGCCATGGGCATACGGGCCCGCGCGCAGCCCCTCGTAGTACTCTCGTGTTCGGGCCAGACCCCGCTTCCACAGGTGCTCCCACCCATCGTCCCAGCCGTCCCGGTACAACCGGGTCGCCTCGCTGTGGGGCGGATACGGGGTCGGCGGGTAACGACGCTCACGACGCTCGAACACAGGGGGTCTCCTCAACACTCAAAGGATCGACCCACGCGGTGACACTGCCGGGGACCGTCGACACTACTCCCGCCTGCGGATTACCGCGCCGGCCCTCGATCGAGATCCGCGGGTGTCACGTGCGCATAGTTGCGCTCGTCCATCACGCCCCAGTAGTCCTCTTGCGACAGCCAGTGGCAATACACAGTGCCCGTGGTCAGGCGCATTCGGGGTGAACGCCCCTGGCCCTGCCAGCTGGCGACCGCCACGTCCGGAGCCCCGTCGCCTCGGGAGGCGCGTCGCATCCGAACGCGTTCGAGGGCTGGCGCGAGGTCGTGATCGCAACTCATGACGATCCCGATGTCGTAGGCACCATCGGTGGCCATCGTCACCACGTCGAGGGCGAGCGCCACGTCGATCCCCTTCTCCTTGACAGCGGTCGGCAGCGACTCCCCATGCACGTAGTCGTCGGCGTATCGAAGCCGCCGAGTGGTGACGATGATCCGCGGATCGCTACGCCAAGCGGCGAGGTGTCGCCGCACGGCCGCGTAGCCCTTCGGATCCAGGGCATTGTCTGGCATCCCACGATAGATCCGCACGGCCGTCAGCTCACCGTCGACGCGGGACGCCAGAACGGCGCCCAAGTCGATCGGGGAAACCTGCCCTTTGGGGTGTGGGTCGGAAGGGGAGTGGAAGGCCTCGCGGGCGTGCTTGTAGACGTTCTGCCAGTCTAGGAAGACCGTCACGCACGGCCGGGTCATGTCGGCACACTACAAAGAAAAACCCCGCCGTGCGGCTATACCGGACGACGGGGGGCTGTCTGAGTGACAGTAGAGCCAGACAAGCTTGTAATTCAACCCAAACGCCGAAAGTCGGCCAGACCAGTCTACTTACTCCGCTGGTCGCCACTCTTCCCTATAGTCCGGGTGCCCGGCGTACGCCGTCGCCAAGATCCGCGGGATCTACTCGGAGTAGGCCGAGATTGCGTCCGCGGCGCCGCCGAGCTCGCTGTTGCAGCCGTACACCTGGTTCGTGGCTGACTTGATCGCTCCGGTCCTCAAGGAGGTCAGCGCGGCACCCATCTTTCGGTACGCCGCGGAACAGGTATGGAGCATGTGCAAGGTCTGCCGCCCCAGCGCCGAGTCGGAGCCGTCAACGCTCTCAGCGACGGCAATGAGTCGATTGAAGTCATCCTCGATCTGGTAGGCGGTTCTGACCGCTGCCGTCATGTTCGCCTCCGCCTGCTCGCCGATCGAGCCCATCCGGCGTGAGGCCCGGCGAAGTGTGGGCATCACGGTCGGGTCGTCCCGCCATGCGTAGGCAAAGGTCTCGCTCGGGTCGGCCGCCGCTGTGGTCTCCTCGGCGGCTGGCGTCTCTTCGGCTGACGGACTACTGGAGGCTGAGGAGGGTGTCTCCTTGGTGGGCTCGCTGTCTGAGCAGCTCGAGAGCGCTGGCAAGGTGAGCACCGCCGCTGCGACGGCCAAGAGCATCCTCATGGCGGGATGCTGCCACCGGACTGCTGGTCGAGTTGGTGTTCTCATCAGATCGTGTCCTATCCGTTGCACTTGCTCAGGCTGCCGTCGCAGCAGCCACCGCTGCCCAGAGCGAGTCATCTGGCACCTGCGTATACCGCTGCGTCGTCTCTGCCCTCGCATGCCCCAGCACCCCACCAACGCCCAACAGATCACGGGTCACTTTGTAGGACGTCGACGCCATCCGGTGCCGCAAGGTGTGGGCAGTCCAGCCGGCCGGCATCGCCCCTGCCATCAGCCTTCCGACATGACCGGGGGAGAGGTGCGACCCGCGCCCGTTCGGGAACAGCCACCCGTCGGCTTCCTGGATCCTCGCCAACAGCTCGGCGGACACCACCGGAACGATGCGTTCCTTGCCGCCCTTGCCGTGCACGAGTAACAGACTTCCTGCCAGGTCGTCGCGATGGACCCGAGCGATCTCACCGCGCCGGAGGCCGCAGTAGGCGGCGAGCATCGCCATTGTCCCGATTCGCCCCGGAACGAGCACGAGCTCGTGGACGATGTCTTCAGGAGTCGGCCGGGGAACCCCGAATGGGACCGCCACGGAGGGCAGGTCGGACGATGGATCCATACCTATCATGCCCTTGCGGTGTGCCCATCGGTAGAAGCTACGCAGCGCGGTACGCGCCGACTTTCTGGTCTCCGACGACCAGCCGGGCCTTCCGATGTACTCCTCGAGGTCGTCTTCGCAGACGCCCCACGGATCCAGATGGATCAGTGAGAAGTCGGTGACGTAGTAGCGGTACAAACCGATCGTGCCCTGCGAGCACCCGGTTGCCGTCAGTCGTGTGGTCCATCGCGCTATTGCAGCGCCCCAATCGCCGCTCATCCACACAGGTGTGCCACCGTTAACCGTGGATTGCAT